ATCTTATCGAACCCTCTCTTGCCTCCAAGGAGTTGTTCGCAGCATGGTTCAGCGAACAGGATGATGAGTATCTCGCGGTGATGTGGGATAGCGACGTGCTGGCCTGCACTCAGAACGCAACCGAACCGTTTGGTGTTTGGGCCATAGCAAATCACGTCAATGGAGTGATGTGCATCGGCGGCGACCCTGCGATTGGTTCGCTTGCCCCTCTGGTGCTTAATGTTGCGGCCTTCGTACAGGGCATGATTGCGTCCATCAATTTCTCGCAGACCAATGGGCGCATCACGCTGGCTGGGAAGTCTGCGCAATCTGCTGCTGTTCTCCCGACGTGCGCAAATCTCCAGACGTATCAGAACCTTTTGGCGAATGGGTACAGTTGCTACGGGGCATTTGCATCGCGCAACGCGGGTTTCACGTTCTTCTCGAATGGCAATTTGCCGGGGAGCTTCCCGTGGGCTGACCAGTACATCGATCAAATTTGGTTGAGCGCACAGCTTCAGCTTGCTTTGCTCAACCTATACACGACAGTCAACGACATTCCCTATGACCCGACCGGATACGGACTCATTCGCGCCGCGCTGGTGGGGCAGGCAACCGCGAACGGCAATGTGACGTATGACGGCCCAATCAATAACGCGCTCAACAATGGCGTCATTCAGACGGGCGTGAGTCTTTCTTCGGCGCAGGCGGCTGAGGTCAACAACGCCGCCGGTGCAAGCGTGGCTGGAACGATTCAGTCCAACGGCTACTACTTGCAGATTCTCGATCCGGGGGCGGCTGCGAGGAACGCAAGGCAAACTCCGATAATTTCGCTCTATTACACGGATGGTGGGAGTGTGCAAACTTTCAGCATGTCGAGTGTGGATATTTTGTAAATCTGTTTTCAAGGGGTGAAGTATGGGCGGATTCCTAAATGTTCTGACAGGCGGAGCGAGTACAATCACTTCCGCAAATTCGGTATTCACTATCACCGTGGCGGGCCTGTTGCCTACGCCTGTGCAGTTGCAGGGATACTCGGCTGACAAGGCATGGGATACCGCCGCTGTTGTCGTCACCGAGACGCAGATTGGCGTGGATGGGCGCAAGACGGCGGGCTTGGTATTCAACGCCATCAAGCAGACCATATCCTTTCAAGCCGACTCCCCCAGCGTGAAATACTTCGAGGCTATCTATGCCGCCCAGCTTGCAATGCGTGACGTGCTGTATCTAAGCGCCGTCATTCTGTTGCCCGCAACCGGCGAAGCCTACGTTTGCAATAAGGGAACACTGGAGGATTACAACGCTGTTCCGTCAGCCGGGAAGGTACTCACCCCCCGCGAGTTCTCTATCAATTGGGGTTCTATTATCCCGTCCATCGTGTAAGTGAGGTAAGGAGATCATGCGCAAAACATCGACGTACACGGTAGACTCGGAGGGCAGAGACAAGGGAAAATCTTTTCTGCTCACTGAAATGCCAGCGACGAAAGCTGAGGATTGGGCAATCCGTGTGATGCTTGCTCTTGGAGCGGCTAACGTGGAGATTCCCGACGGAGCTTTAGAGTTGGGCATGGCGGCGCTTGCAGAAATCGGTCTCAAGAAACTGTTCGCCATTTCCTCTACTGCAATCAGGCCGCTACTCGCCGAATTGATGGAGTGCGTTGAGTTTGTTCCGAATCTCCAGAAGCCGCAGGTCAAGGTAGGATATCCGCTTTTTGAGAGTCAAGTCGAGGAAGTAAAAACACTGCTCACACTCAAGTGGGAGGTCCTGAAACTTCACCTGGATTTTTCTCTTGCCGCCGGCCTCTCGGAATCGCTCGGCACCACGCTGGGGGCGCTAAAGCACAAGCCGGGTACGCGAATGTCCCCAAGATCATCGGGGTCATAGTTGGGCGGAGATTGGCGACGCTACATGAATTGCAAACGATCTACGGCGAGGAGGATGCCCATAATCTTCTTGAGATTTGCGCCGTAGATTCAGCGAACGAGAGGGAATAGGCCATGCCCACGAAAGGTTACATCTACCTAATTCGTAACCTTCTCAACGGGAAAGCCTATATTGGCAAGACTGAGAAATCTGTATCACTCCGATTTTCGCAACATAAAACACAATCTAAAATCGGGTCTGCCTATGCGCTCCATGCCGCAATGCGTAAATATGGCGTCCACAATTTCTCTATAGTTGAGATCGCATCCTGCGAGATTCATCAACTCAATGATCTCGAAAAGCACTTCATTGCAGTATATGAAACCTTTGCTCCCCTAGGACGCGGTTACAACCTGACGTTAGGCGGCGAGGGCCAATCAGGTCTTGTGCATTCCGGGGAAACAAGGTCTAAACTGTCTTCCCTCACCAAAGCTCAACTAGCTAAAGATGGTCATCCGATGAAAGGGAAACATCATTCCGCAGAATCAAAAAGGAAGATGTCCGAGTCGAGACGTGGCCAGCCATCTACCAAAAAGGGGAAAAAATTTGGGCCTCAATCTAAAGAGACAATAGCCAAGAGATCAGAATCTCTCAAGGGTCACATTGTATCTGCGAAAACAAGAGCACAACTGTCAGCCTCTAATCGAGGTCAGAAGCGTTCTATTGAGACTAGAAAGAATCTATCTTTGTCTCATTTAGGAAAAACGCAATCGGTAGAGACAAGAGAGAAGAGAGCTGCTTCTCTAAAGGGAAGAAAGCGCCCCGCGTTTTCAGATGAATGGAAAGCTCGCATATCTGCGGGCAAAAATAGGCAATATGCGCAGATGAGAAAAGAGGCTCAATTTGCCCACATTAATTGACAGCCTCATAGTATCACTTTCGCTCGACACGAAGGATGTAGATGCGAAGGCTCCCGGCGTTCGCCAGAAACTTAAAGACCTTGAAAAAAGCGGAGACTCGGCCAGCAAGGGAATCAGCGGAATCTCCAAGGCATCTAAGGGCACAGGGGAGGAACTTACCTCTCTTGCCGGGAAGATGGCCGCGTTCCTTGCGTTGATTGGCGGAACTGTTGCATTGCGCCAGTTCACGATGCAAGCGATTGCAACAAACACACAGCTTGGTTTTCTCTCGAAAAATCTAAACATCCCCGTGCAGGCATTGTCAGCGTGGGGAATCGCCTCTACGATGGTGGGCGGGTCTGCACAAGAGATGCAGGGATACATTGCTCATCTGGCAACCGAAAGCCTGAATCTTTCAAATGGCCTTGGTTCTTCGCTCATTCCAATCTTAGGGAAGATGGGCGTTGCCATGATCGACAGCAAGGGTAAAGCTCGGTCTGCCCTTGATGAACTTCAAGACATGGCGAAGTGGGCGCAGGGAAAGAACCGCGAACAGGTGTTTGCATGGTTCCAACAGGCCGGTATGCCTACTGGAGTTGCCAATCTTCTTTTCGAGAACCCCCGTCAATTTGCGGCGATGTTAGAGCAGGCGCGAAAGCTCTCTCCCACGAATCAGAATGTTTCCAGTGCCGCGCAGATGACTATGCAGCTTGCGCTTCTCCATGCGCAGTTCAATAAGCTGGGGTACGAACTCCTCGAAACCGTTACGCCGATTTTGGAGAAATTCTTTGCTTTGTTAGAGGGTGGGCTGAATTGGTGCCTTGCCCATCAAACCGCGGTAGCGGCCTTCATGGCGGCGCTTGCGGCTGGAATCGGAGCGGTGAGTGTGGCGATGGGGGTATTATTCCTTTCCACGATTGAAATCTCAGGCCCCATCCTGCTCGTTGTAGCGGCCATAGCAGCCCTCGCAGCGGCTTTTACGGGCCTTACCTTGGATTACTCTTCCTGGAGCCATGGCGGGGCCAGCCTGTTCGATTGGAGCCAGTTTGAGAGCAACATCCGCAAGGCGGGAGACGCTTTCAAATGGCTGGGGGACAGAATCGAGGATGCGACAGAACGATTTGAGAACTGGTTGCGTTCCCAGGGGGTCAACGTACCCGAAGGAGCGGTTAAAAAGGGGTTGAAGTGGTGGTGGAATAACATGACTCTATGGGGAGAGGCGGGGGTCAAGGTTAATGGCGTATCGGACGAGACTCGCGCACGTGGGCAAAAGATAGCCAATGCTGAAGGGTTCTATGCGAAGGGTGAAAGTCCAAACATCCCACAAGAGGCCCATAACCCCGGAGATATTGAGTACGGGAAGTTCGCCGTTGACCATGGAGCGACTGGATACAAAACCGCACAGGGCGGAAAGCAGATTGCCGTATTTCCCGACGAAGGGACCGGGTGGAGTGCGATGTACGCACTTCTACAGAGCAAGTCTTATGCCGGATTGAACGATGCGCAAACGCTAAGTAAATGGCAGACGGGAAAAGTATCAGGAGCCGCGAATCCTAGCCCGGTTATCGGGATTCCTTCAGCATCTTCGACGCTCCGTGGACCTTTCCCGACAGCGGGATCGCAGGTTTCGTCGATTGACAGGAGCGTAACAAACCATTTTGGACATATCGACATCCACACCCTGGCGACAGACGCTCAAAGTATCTGGAAGGATATGAGCCGGAATATGGATTGGCTGACAGTGAGTCCAGCCAATTCGGGGTCACTGTGATGCCTACTATACCCTATCCCGATGTCCCAAATTATCCCGGTGTGCCGTCCATTCCGCGTACATCGGCGGGAAGTCCATCGATCAACATAAGTTTGGCTTCAAACCAGCCTTTAGTCATTTCATCGCAGGATCCGATATGGGGGATATTTTCAGCTACAGACAATTCTCCATTGTTTACGCCGAGCGAAGGCGGATCGCTTTCAACTTATTCTTTTGATTACTCTCGACAGAGTACCGTTTCTACGTTCCCGGTTGAGACTGGTTCATTCACTAGTTATGACAAGATTTGGACCCCAGCTAACCCAGTTGTGACTCTCGCATTTAGCGGAAGCATATCGGATAAATCGAGCCTGTTGGATGCTCTGGAAACTGCTTGTCTTGGAACGTCTTTATGGAATGTGTTTACTCCCGACACGGAGTACGACGGCTACACCATCGCACGATATTCATACCGGAGAATGTCGAACAAGGGAGCGACAATGCTCTTGATTGACGTGATGCTGGAAGAGGTAAAGCAGGTCACTCTATCGTATGCAAACACGCCTGGAAGTGTAGCTCCGGTCCCATCGTCCGCGACTCCCGGAAAGAAGAATGTGACACCAACGCCGCAATCACCATCCGCCGCGCCTGCAACAAGCAGTGGGCAGGTACAACCCTCCACTCCATCTTCAGGAACGTTACACCAAGCAGCAACATGGATCAAAGGTGTATTAGGGATAAGTGATTGATGCAACAAATAAACCTCCAATCCGTTCCCTCTCAGCAACTTCAAGTAGTCTTAGATGGGCAGAACTGCGTTATTTCTATTTACGTCAAGAATCAGTGTATGTTCTGTGATCTTTCGGTTGGCGGGACGCAGATAGCTTATGCCGTGCAGTGCAAGAATCTAGTGTCGCTTGTGCCTACTGCGTACCTTGGATTCGCCGGATGGTTGCTATTCTTCGATACGCAAGGAACAAACGACCCTATCTACACTGGCCTAGGGACGCGCTGGGTATTACTCTTTTTGGACTCAGCAGACGAGGTGACTTATGGGATCACCTAGTTCCTCTTTTGCGAACCAGAAGCAGTTGCAGGTCACTATCACGCTTGGCGGCGCAAACACGTTCTCTTCAGGGAAAAACTCTCTGACCATTCTTGGACTCAGGGCAAGTGTGAACATCGACATGGGCGGCGGCTACATGGGCGGAACTCTCCGCGCTCGGATATTTGGACTGAGCCAAAGCGATATGAACGCTATGACCTATCTTGCGTGGATGCCGCAACCCCAATTAGGTCCGCCGAATACAATTACCGTTAATGCTATCGACGGGCAGCAATCGACGCTGGTATTTACGGGATTGATCGTGCAAGCATTTGGAAATTATCAGGCGATGCCAGAAGTGTTCATCGATATTCAGGCAACCGCGACTCAGGCCGCGCAACTTCTCCCGGTTTCTCCGCTCAGTATTGCAAGCAACACCACAGTCGCTACGGTGATGGGACAGTTGGCGAAACAAATGGGGTTTGCGTTTGAGAATAACGGTGTGAACGTGACTATCCCCAAGGGAACATATCAGGGGAACACTGCTTTCTTTCAGGCTCAGAGTTTGATGCAAGCGTACAATTTCGAGATGTACATCGACAAGAAAATTCTGGCAATTTGCCCTCGCGGAGCAGCGCGGATCACTCCTCTCATTCCTTTAATATCGCCTGAAACCGGATTGATTGGGTATCCGTATTTCAACATGATGGGGCTGGTTTTCGACACCAAGTTCAACCCTAATATCTTGTTTGGAGGAACGGTACAAATCCAATCTACAGTGACCCCGGCAAATGGGGCATGGCAGGTAATCAACATCTCGCACACACTTGAATGCGTCATACCGGGAGGCCGGTGGCAGTCCACAGTGAACTGCAATAAAACAGGCGTTGCGGGGGCTGCGGCATGAGTTCATTCAATCCTCTTGGAATGTTACGCCCCGCAACCCTTTGGGGGGTCTATAACAATATCCGTTTTGTCATAGAGCAAGCTCTTGCAAACGTGCAGACTGCGACAATCGTCAAAGTCGTTGCTTGCTCAAACAGTGGCGGAATATCTCCAGTAGGAACAGTCGATGTACAGATTTTAGCGAATCAGGTAAGCATCGGCGCGGGCGGGCAGATGGTAGGCACTCCGCACCTGACGATGTACGGACTTCCATACCTGCGAGTTCAAGGTGGAGCGAACGCAATCATTATCGATCCACAACCAGGAGACATTGGGATTGCAGTTTTCGCCAGCCGGGACATCACGAACGTCAAAAGCACGAAAGCCCAAGCGAACCCCGGTAGTTTCAGGACACATGACTTCGCGGACGGGATGTATCTGGGCGGTCTGTTAAATGGAATCCCTGTTCAGTACGTCCAGTTTGGCTCAGGAGGCGTCACAATCGTCTCCCCTGACACTATCACCCTCCAGGCTCCCAACATCGTTCTACAGGGCGCTGTGGCCCAAGGCGGGGGCAATGTGACCATGGCGGAAGATCTGACAGTGGGCGGTGACGTTGTGGCTGATCTCACAGGCAGCACATTTGATGGAATCCCGTTTGCAACGCACAAACACATAGGGGTAACATCAGGTAGTTCAAATACTGGAGGACCAATCGCATGAGTTCGCCAGCCAATACGCTGCTTTTGGACAATTCAGCTTGGGATTTAGTTCTCGACTCCAATGGGTCGATTGCGCTTGCCGCCCCGCCCTACGCCGTCGCGCAGGACGTGGCGAGTGCGATACGGCTGTTTTTGGGAGAGCTTTGGTACGACACTTCTCAAGGCGTGGCCTATTGGCAGCAACTTTTAGGCCAGAATCCCACGTCATCACAGGTCACAACGGCATTGAATAACGCGGCATTGAGCGTTCCTGGAGTGGCTACAGTCAACACAATCATCACTTCAATTGCGGGCCGTGAGGTCAGCGGCCAGGTGCAGTTCACAACCACGGACGGGACTAGCGTTACGGTGAATATCTGATGAGCACAAGCGTACCGCCGATAATATGGACGCCAGAGGGTGTCGTTCTACCGACTGATGCGGCGATCCTTGCCGGTGAGCAGTCAGACATCAATAATGCTTTTGGCGGGGGCGTAAATCCTTCGCTCTCCACACCTCAAGGCCAGATTGCATCTAGCAACTCGGCAATCATTTCAGACAAGAATAGCGCCATAGCCTACGTGGTAAACCAGATCGACCCGCAATATGCTGAGGGGCGTTTCCAGGACGCAATCGGAAGATTCTACTTTATGACGCGCAACGCAGCCTCTTCCACGGTTGTGATTGCAACCATCGGGGGAATTCCGGGCAGCTATATACCGGCAGGCGTTCTCGCTCTTGACACTTCTCAGAATGTCTATCAGCTTCTTGGCTCTGTGAACATCGGGATGGACGGAACAGTTCCGGCAGAGTTCGCTAATGTCGCCACAGGGCCGATTCCCTGCCCTGCTGGTGCGCTTACGCAGCTATACCAGACAGTTCCGGGCTGGGATACGGTAACAAACGCCTCAGCGGGGATTCTAGGCTCTGACGTGGAAAGCTCTCAGGCTTTCGAGCTACGCCGGCAGAACTCAGTGGCACTCAACAGCCATGGGACGACAGATGCCATTTTCGCCAACGTATACGCTGTCGCAGGCGTTCTCGACTGCTATGTGATTGACAACCCTTCAGGAAATACGGTGGACTATGGATCGACAAATTACCCCCTTGCCCCGCACTCGATTTATGTTGCGGTCGTTGGCGGCTCGGCCAGCGCAATCGCACAAGCAATCTGGAACGCAAAAGACGGCGGGTGCAACTACAACGGGAACACAACCGAAACCGTCTACGATACCAGGTACGCAGCCCCGCAGCCAGCCTACGCGGTGACGTTCAATATCCCAACGGGGATGCCTGTATATTTCGCAGTCACCGTCACCAATGCCGCATCGTTGCCGTCAGATTATGCGACGCTGATTAAGAATGCGATTGTCGCTCAGTTTAACGGAGAGAATGGCAACACGCCTGCCGGAATCGCTTCAATGATTCTGGCGTTGAGTTACACGGGAGCCATATTTGCAGCGGTTCCTGGCGTGTCTCTTGTCAGCATCCTTGTGGGCCTCTCTGGCCCCGCTACGCTTAACGATGTGACAATGGGAATCGACCAGGCGCCCACTCTTGATGTGTCGAATATCACGGTGACGGCTATATGAATAATGTTCTCCAAACCGTTGTGAGCCAGTACGGAAATTCGCCAACTATCCTTGCGCTCATCGAATCTTTTAACGCGGCGGTCGATCCCTCTGCTGACATCGACAACTTCCTTACTCACGTTTGGCAGGTAGATACAGCGCAAGGTTTTGGGCTTGATATATGGGGGCGCGTGGTTGGAGTGTCAAGAATCATCCCCACGAATCCCGCAACGGTTCTGACCGACGCGCAGTATTTAGAGTTGATTCTACTCAAAGCTCTGAGCAACATTTCGCGGGCAAGCTCCTATTCCATCAACACCTTGCTCATGGATTGGATGGCAGGGCGGGGAAGAGCCTACGTCAGCGATCTCGGCAACATGGAAATCCGGTACATGTTTGAGTTTGTTCTAGCGCCGTTCGAGATTGATATTATTACTCAGAGCGGTATTTTCTTGAGACCGGCGGGCGTGGGCGGGTGGATGGTCAACACCGCTCTCCCGGTTTTTGGGTTCAAGGGAATGACGGATGGAGCGGCACCGTTTGGGCAAGCGCCATTTATGGGCGATGGAAATCCATTTGCTGTAGCGTGAGGGAACAATGCAACTGAGCCAAGTACCAGTACAAATCGTTGAGGCCTGGGCAACGTCGGGGAGCAAGACCAACCCGATCCCCGTTCCGTCTCAAGTTGGAATTACCCCCGGCGCGGCATCATGGACGACAGGGTTCCCTCCGCTTTGCGACACCCCGCTTATATCGGGTGGTATTCCGCCTTCAATGCAGGATATGAATGGCGGTTTGTTCCAGATGTCGGCTATAGATGTTTGGATGTGCGCGGGCGGCGGTTTCCCGTACAACTCCGCTTTCCAGACCGCAATCGGCGGCTATCCAAAGGGTGCTCGCGTTCTGATGGCCAGCGGCAACGGATACTGGGTCAGCACGACAGATAACAACGTGACTGACCCGGATACAGGCGGCGCGGGATGGGCGGCATCTGACGAGAACGCGATCACGGCGCTTACCGGCCCGGTGACAGCGACAGGACCTGGCAGTGCGGCGGCTACGATCACACCAACGGGGGTCACGGCGGGAAGCTACACCGGGGCCAATATCACAGTGAACGCGGCAGGGCAGGTAACGGCGGCGGCGAACGGTGGAAGCGGATTCAACTGCGTTCGCACCTCGAAGACTGGAACATACGTAACAGGTACTACCTACACGAACAGCACCGAGGCTGCGGTATGTGAAGAGGTCATGTATTCGTCGCTTTTAGCATCAGAGTGTACTGGGGCTAATGCTTATCTTACGGCGAGCGTGGATGGAGTTGTGGTAGCGTCCTGCGGCGTATCTAACGAGTGTCAAGGCACAAACTCTATGTCTTTTTGGGTTCCCGCTGGAAGCACGTTTGAAGTTACGTATGGAACATTTGGCTCTACTCCGAGTTCTACGACGGTAACTTGGACAGAGGTTTCATTTACACTCTAAGGAGAACGCAATGAAGCGGATATTTGCAGCACTAATTTTTCTCGGTTGCATGGCTTTCCCCATCCATGCGCAGACGAGCGGCAACACTCCGCCGCCGCCTCCCTATTGCACATCTGCAAACGCGGGTGCTCTCTACACGAATACAGGCACCAGCCCTGCGACGGTCTATACGTGCAGCTACTACAATCTGGCATGGCAGTGGGTCGTGAATCCGAGCTATGGCGGACTGGTGTCGTATCCGACGGTGCCTACAACTTGCTCAGGATCATTGCCGGTATTTTTGGCAGGATGGCCGAATACGCAGATGTATGTGTGCGTGAGCGGTGTGCCGGACGCTATTGGAGCCGCAGAAGGCAGTGTGACTAATGTCTCTGCACCCTCCGGCTCATGGCCTTCATGGCTAGTGCCTACCGTGACAAATCCAACGACTACACCCTCACTGGCTGTCGCAGCAGGTATCGTTCCAACCGCCAATGGCGGCACGGGCGCAACCACCGCAGCGGGAGCGAACCTTGCCATCACCGGCGTAACGCAGACGGGAACGCTGGGCACGTCGTCGCAGGTGAGTGCGTTCCCAGGCACGGTCCAGGGCGCGACCATCACAGACGGCACGGCGTCCCTTCATGCTGGCTCCCTAACCGGCGCGGTCAACGGAACATTCTCCGGCACCGTCGCGGCTGGCGCTGCGACACCAACGACTATAGGATCGAACGGTGTTTTGTTAAATGGGGTTCCCGCTCTCCAGTCACAGACATCGCTAAATAACTACTACTCCGGTGGAGCGGGAAACCTGACTGGCACCGGCCCCAGCAACACCGCGAATGGGTATCAGGCGCTCTACGCCAACACCACCGGCAGTTACAACACTGCGAATGGGTTTCAGGCGCTCTCCGCCAACACCACCGGCCCCAGCAACACCGCGAATGGGTATCAGGCGCTCTACGCCAACACCACCGGCTCCGGCAACACCGCGAATGGGGTGAATGCGCTCAACTTCAACACCACCGGCAACAGCAACACCGCGAATGGGTACGCGGCGCTCTACGCCAACACCACCGGCTCCGGCAACACCGCGAATGGGGTGAATGCGCTCAACTTCAACACCACCGGCAACAACAACGCCGCGAATGGGTTTCAGGCGCTCTACTTCAACACCACCGGCTACTACAACACTGCGAATGGGTATCAGGCGCTCTACGCCAACACCACCGGCAACAGCAACACCGCGAATGGGTACGCGGCGCTCTACTTCAACACCACCGGCAACAACAACACCGCGAATGGGTTTGCGGCGCTCTTCTACAACACCACCGGCAACAACAACGCCGCGAATGGGTTTCAGGCGCTCTACTCCAACACCACCGGCTACAACAACACCGCGAATGGGTTTCAGGCGCTCTACTTCAACACCACCGGCAGCAACAACGCCGCGAATGGGCTTCAGGCGCTCTACTCCAACACCACCGGCAGCAACAACACCGCGAATGGGCTTGCGGCGCTCTACTTCAACACCACCGGCGGCAACAACACCGCGAATGGGGTCCAGGCGGGACAATACATCGCGGATGGCGCAACACCCAATCAGACTAGCAGTAGCTCAGTGTACGAGGGCTACGAAGCCTATCCGCTTGCCTCTGGCGATACGAATGAAAATGTAATTGGCAACGGAGCAGTTGGGAACGGCAGCAACACAACGACAATCGGAAACACGGCCACGGTTGGCACATACATCAACGGCATACTCTATCAAAACGGCGCACTCAATGGCACCAGCGCATCGTTCTCAGGCGCCGTCGCGGCGGGCAGTGAGACGCTTGGATCACCATTGCTTCCGGCGTCGGGCGGCACGGGCGCAACCACCGCAGCGGGAGCGAACCTTGCCATCACCGGCGTAACGCAGACGGGAACGCTGGGCACGTCGTCGCAGGTGAGTGCGTTCCCAGGCACGGTCCAGGGCGCGACCATCACAGACGGCACGGCGTCCCTTCATGCTGGCTCCCTAACCGGCGCGGTCAACGGAACATTCTCCGGCACCGTCGCGGCTGGCGCTGCGACACCAACGACTATAGGATCGAACGGTGTTTTGTTAAATGGGGTTCCTGCTCTCCAGGCGCAGACATCACTCAATAACTACTACTCTGGTGGAGCGGGAAACCTGACTGGCACCGGCAACAGCAACACCGCGAATGGGATGCATGCGCTCCAAGCCAACATCACCGGCTCCTACAACACCGCGAATGGGTACGCGGCGCTCAACGTCAACACCACCGGCTCCCAAAACACCGCGAATGGGTATCAGGCGCTCTACGCCAACACCACCGGCTCCGGCAACACCGCGAATGGGGTGAATGCGCTCTTCTCTAACACCACCGGCATCGACAACACCGCGAATGGGATGTATGCGCTCCAAGCCAACACCACCGGCTCCAGCAACACCGCGAATGGGTTTCGGGCGCTCAACGACAACACCACCGGCAGCAACAACACCGCGAATGGGATGTATGCGCTCTACGACAACACCACCGGCTCCAGCAACAACACCGCGAATGGGATGTATGCGCTCTTCTCTAACACCACCGGCATCGACAACACCGCGAATGGGATGTATGCGCTCCAAGCCAACACCACCGGCTCCAGCAACACCGCGAATGGGTACGCGGCGGGACAATACATCGCGGGGGGCGTAACCGCCAATCAAACCAGCAGCAACTCGCTTTATGAGGGCTTTCAAGCCTATCCGCTTGCCTCTGGCGATACGAACGAAAATGTAATCGGAAACACCGCCATCGGCCACGGCAGCAACACAACGACACTAGGCAATTCAACGACAACCGGAACGTATTATTTCGGCTCACTGTTCAACGCCAACGGCCCAGTCATTCCCTTGACGGCTCTCGGCTATCAGGGTCCAGCGGCGGGGTATGTGACTACGAGTATCAGTGGCACCGCGACCCTCGTCTCTGGTACGGTCACGGTGAACTCGACAGCGGCCTGCGCTGTCAGCAGCAGTTGCCATTATTCTCTAACTCGCTATGCTACCAACTCTAGCGTGGTCATAGGAAATTTGAGCGTTGGAACGATCAGCGCGGGAAGCAGCTTTGTTATCAACTCCCTGACCGCGACGGATACCATTGCGACTACGGATGTGAGCAGCGTTTCTTGGCAAGTAAATTGAGGGCGGCAGGGACGATTTGCAAGCGGAACACGAACGCGCTGAGGTAGTAAGCCGGGGCGCACAACGGGGCCAGATGCTAGGGCCAGGAGATAAGCAGATGGCCGAATCTACGACAGCAGAAACTATGATAGCGGACTTGGCGAAAGAAGCGCGTGAGGCGGCTGCGTCGCGGATGCTCCAGATTGAAAGAACAATCGAGGGCATTCGTAACACGATCAATGAGCACGGGACAACGCTCGCTGAGATTAAAGCTAACACCTCTCCGCTGCCGGAATTGCACCGCCGTCTACGTGAAAATGAAAACTCAACAAGTCGCCTATGGACAGTGCTACAGGTCACATGGGCTGTGATCGCGGCGATTGCCAGCGCAACATGGATATGGGCGAAGCACTGAGAAGAGGCCGCAGTTTGACGGCCTAGCGTACAAGTGGTATTGTGGCTTTATGAAGACAGTCAAGATCGAGGAAACAACTCACCAAGCCGTTAAACTGCAAGCGGCGATAGTGCGGGTACCTGTTCAGCTCTTTGTCGATAACGCGCTGAAGGAAGCGGTGCTGCGGAGTCGCAAGTCTGAATACAAGAAGAGGGTAAAACATGACCAACCTGTTTGATAGCCTCATCAACCGCGTAGCGTCGTTCATCGCAGCGAAGGGCGGATTCTCGCACGTCATGGCCCTCCTGTTTGCCGGAGCGGTCCTTTGCTATGCCAACGTTCCCGACTTCCGCACGCTTGCCCAGCACGTCTATGCGGCCCTGCCATCATGGGTTGAGGAGATTGCAACGGCGGTCATTGGCGTATACGTCTGGTATCGCACGTCCAACTCCCCGGCTGGCACGCTGGCATTGGCAAGGGAAATCAAAGCAGCGCCGGACACGCCTACGGTCAAGCAGGTAGACGCGGCTGACCCCAACGTAACCAAGTAGCGAAAGGGCGGTGATGCCAAATGCAGGGTCCAGACCCTAATAAAAGGGAATTATCCCTTTAACTCCCTGAAAGGTTGAAATGCATCGGATTGTTTCAAATTTTTCGTGCGGTGCCGCCTCAGCGGTGGCGACCAAGCTACTGCTGTCCGATTTCCCCGGCGAACGAATTTTGATCGTCAACGCCTTCTTGGTCGAGGAGCATGAGGATAATCAGCGCTTCATGGATCAGTGCGAGCAGTGGTTCGGTCACCCCATCATGCGGCTGAGAGACGAGAAGTTCGGCGCATCGGCGGTCGAGGTCTGGAAGCAAGCCAAGTTCCTGGTGAGTCATGGCGGTTCGCGCTGCTCTAAGACTCTGAAGCGGGATGTGCTCGAAGCTATCGCGCTGCCTGATGACATCATGGCGCTCGGCTACACCGCCGAGGAGTACGATCGGTTCAATAGGTTCGTCGATGCCAACAACGGACGGCAGGTCATCGCCCCGCTGATCGACCGGGGGCTGACCAAAGCTGACTGCCTGGCCATCATCGAGCGCGCCGGAATCGAACTCCCGATGATGTACCGGCTCGGCTTCAACAACAACAACTGCATCGGCTGCCCCAAGGGCGGCGAGGGTTATTGGAACCTTACGCGCAAAGTCTTCCCGGCCCAGTTTCAGAACATGGTCACGATTCAGGAGATTCTTGGTCCCGGTAGTTACTTTTTTCGCAACCGCAAGACCGGCGAGCGCTATGGCGTCAAGGACATCCCCGAGGGCGCCGGGCGGCATGACGAACCAGAGATTGAGTGCTCGATGTTCTGTGTGCTCGCCGAGCAGGAAATCAACCAAGGGAGTTAAAGTGATAATTCCCTAATAAAACGTACCTGATACCGTGCCCCAAGCTGCCGTAGGGGAGACGGATTGAACACGGCAGAGGAGGAAGCGATGCTGAAAAGATTCATCTGTTGGCTATCTTGCGGTAAGCTCTCAATCTGTGAGGATTGCGGAGTTCTTTACCGAACCTCAAAACTATTCTGCCGCAATTTTGGCTGGCAGAAGTGTGATGATTAACCGCACCATCAACCCGCAGTATTGGAGAGAGACACATGAGCTTTTTCAGCAACATCGTATCGGCGGCAAAGACATTTGGCCTATGGGCTGAGGGCGTTCTGTCCTTACTTCACAAGGACGCTCCTGCCTTGGCAGTAACGGCAGCGGCCATTCTCAAGTATGCCGGCCCTGCCCTGCAAACCATCGTCACAGTCGAGGCCGGTGGTCCTGCCGGAGCATTGGTTGGCAAGGTGGTTGCCGATGCTCAGGCTGGTATCGTAGCGGCTTCGGGATTCATCTATGACTACGGCGCGGTCCCGACAGCGGCCAGCATCACCGGCAGCGTTGTAACCAACCTGAGCGCCTTGCTTGCAGCTGGACACGTTGTCAACCCGGCGAGTGTCGCTACCGTGAATACAGTGGTCACGAACCTCAATAACCTGACCACGGCCTTAACGGGCGCACCGGCTGCGTGAATCGGCTGCTCCAAACCGCCCTTGCAATCCTCGCCCTCACGGCCTCTCTGGCTTTGGGGGCGGTGGGTTTTGCGGCCTATGGGGTGGTTGGCAAACTTGGTACGTCGCTCGACAAGCTCAATCTGGCGCTGGACACGGTAAATCGGCCTTGCGCTCCGGGGCCATGCGGTTTACTGGCGAATGGAATAAAAGTGGAAACCAAGGTAGGAGACGCCATTGTGACCACGCAGCTACAGGAACGTGCGACGGCGCCACACGTGATCGCGGCGATGGACACATTCAGGGATTCTGCCATTCACCTATCAGGGACGGCAGACAGCCTCTCAGGGACCGCCACGGCGCTCACCGGTACGGCCACGGCAGCGACGGCGACCATCGGGACGGCTGGAACTACCATTGCAGCCGTGCAGCCCGTCCTAGAGCAGGCTAGAGTGGCAGAGGTGCAAGTCCAGAAGTCGATTGCGAACCTCGACACGTCGCTCCAAACTACTTCCCTTGACTTGGACGCGGTTTTGCAGCACACGGAAGCGATAACCGGCAGCGCGGCCAAGGTATCAGACCACTTCGAGAAGATGATTGATGCGCCCAAGAAACACACGTTTTGGGGCGACGTCAAGGCAGGATGGCAGATAATCTGGCAAGTTGCTATGCTGGCAAAGTAGAGATTGCGCGGGTAGCTGCTCCGCTCCTAAGGCGAAAGTGGCCCGCGCATGTGTGGGGCAGAGTTCCTCAGAGGCGGATCGTTTAGTGAGTTCGGCTCTGCTGCCCCACACCAATTCAGGCACACGGAGGACGCAATGGTCACATCGCAGAACGGAATCCTGTTTATTCGGAAAAACGAAGGGGTGCGCCTGTCTGTCTATAACGACAATGGCCATCCGGCCATCGGCTACGGCCATGACCTGACGCAGCATGAGATCGTCTCCGGGGTCTACGTCAACGGAATCACCGTCGAGCAAGCGGCGGCCTTACTACAGGCTGACTTGATGGCCCGGTATGAGCCAACGGTAAATGAGATTGCACCACAAGCCAATCAGAATCAATACGATAGCTTAATAGATTTCTGCTACAACCTCGGCGGTGGTGCGCTCAAGAAGATGCTTGCCCACGGATGGGGCCAGGTACCAGTCCAGATACCGCGCTGGAACCACGTCAACGGGGTCACAAGCCCCGGCCTGACGGCGCGGCGAGAGGCCGAGGTAGAGCTATTTAATACGCCCGTCTAGCTGTGAATGAGTCCTAGCAACAGGCAAATCAGTAGGACCAGCAGAATCAGGCCGAGTGCGCCCCCGCCGTAACGATACTGCGGGTCCGGGAAGGCGAATCCGCCTCCAAAGCACATAATGACAAGCACAACCAGAATTACTGTGAGCATGGGTTACACCTCGCTTTGATAGTACGCCTTTTCAGGAGGAGGTATGGTCTGTTTGACTCACCCTGTTTTCCTCTTCAGAACATACAGCGACTTCCGTTTCGCTTTCAGCTTTTTCAAGGGAGAGCACACGCCGGCCTTGCCCTCGATCCGGCTTGCCACGGGCTTTACGGTATCCAGCTTGCGCATCCCCTCGAGCCACTCAGACGTGGACAGGTGGGAGCGTTCACGCTTGACCTGAATGACGGCACCTATCGCCACAAAGGGCAGCAGGGCCGTCAGAGCGTACAGTAGGATGGTCATCGTCTGTCCTTCCCCTGCACTTTGGCGAGTGCGGCGTCTGCGTTCAAGAGTGCATTTGCAAAATCAGCCGGAACCATTCCGAAATTAGATTCACAGTGCTCTGCGAAGCGTTTTGCGAATGGCTGGACTGCCTTCAGCGCCTCGTACATATCCGGCGCGGCGGCGATCAGGCGAGCGTTGTAGCGGCACGTGTTACGGTCAGGATAGACGTGATTCACTGTGGCGATGATGTGGTCACAGTCGTCTACCGGGTAAACATCCCAAGCGCCATGCACTTCCTGTTCTCCGGGTTGATTTACCCAATGAATCTCAACATCAAATTCCCATGGCCCTGGCGTAAAACTCATATTGCTCATCGTCTCCCCTTCCACACCTTCACTTCACGCGGCTCCTGCGTCTCGTACTCTGCTCTGGCCTTCGTAAACGCTTCGAAGCCGTGTATCGGGCAGGCGGTGTCCGTGCCGATATAACGGTGCCCCTTGACTAGAAAGGTTCCCCGGCAGCAGCATACTGGCGTGGCGGGCGGAGGGATGGGAAGTTCTGGAGTCTTAGGTACCCTCACCGTTAGACCACTCTTTCCACCCAGTTGCCGTCCACCTTGAAAACCACTTTGAATACGAAAGGGAACATCGAGGCCGCAACTGCAATTTTCGCTCTTGCATCATCCTCGAATCTTGGGACGCTGTAACCTTCCCCGCTTTGCTTCTTACGCTTCTCGGTGCCTTTGATTTCGTGAATCTCCAGCGTGCCGTCAGTCAGCATAATTGGAAAGTCTGGAGTGTATCGGCAATCCGGACCCAACTTGAACGTGATGCCCTCGAACTGAAACCATATCACCTCTCCGGTAATCTTGCGAAGATTCAGATGCGCTTCGTATGCCGTTTCAGTTTTGTTTTTCTTCTCGACGCGAGGCCGGCCATGAGCGGTGAGCGGATGCGGCACCGGAGCGACAGGCTGAATCCCTTCTCGCTTCTCCACCCATTCGGTCCATGCAGTTCTGTCTCTCAATTCTCGGCTCATCAGAAATCCTCCAATGCGGCATTGAGTTTGTCGATGATGGAGTCATGCCTTTTCTGGAATTGTTCTTTGTTGCCGTAGTACCAACCTGCTCCATCACCTCTATCGCGCTCAAGAACGTATTCGATGAGATCGACGATTTCCGTCTTCGTAAAAGGAATTAAAACTTTTGGTTGGCTCATGGTTTCCTTCCTTCCGCGCCTGCCTGAATTGCTGTGTTGTAGTCGATGCGTCTTGAACCTTTCCATTGATTACAGACTAGATGCGCGGCTCCGTTGTGCCATTTCCCGTCTATTACCATGCGATCATCTCGATGGCCTCCATTCATTCCTCGCCCATGTTCATGCTCTAACGTAACCTTCCACATTCCTTCGCCATAATACCAATCCATCTTCCCCGGACACATCGGGGCGTAACCGTAGAGACAGCATATCCAGCTTTGGCGCTCCCCGCCCTCTTTAGTTCTCCGCCTGTATTCGCGTGGATCTTGACCCCAGCAAATCTCCCGCCCATCTGGAAGTGTCTTGAATCCCTTCGGAGCTTTCTTCGGCTTATCTTTCGGTTTTGGCAAGGCAAAGCGGGGCTTCATGCAGGCTCCTGTGGGTACGGCTTAACCTTTTGATCTTCACGCATAAAGTCTACAAACCTGTCCAGCTTCTCAGCCTTATCCTCCGTGTGTGGCGCATTGATGGAACGGTAGTGAGTCCAATGCTCGATTTGCCAATCTTCAAGGGGCCACTTTGCCATGTCTACATCGACGGCCTCAACGGAGACACCTCCATATTCTTCACCCTCATCACGCCATACCTCATTTCCCATCTTCGGCAGATGCTCCTCGTCAATCAGTGCCCACTCAGCCGCCTTCCGCGCCTCGGCAAGCTGCTTTGTTACTTCCGGTCCAAGATCACAACACGAATGCTGGGGGTCTCCTTTGAAGGGATTGCCTAAAGCTGCACTCACATCCCGTAGAGCGTCAAGGTGAACTGATTGAAGCCGTTCCGCCTCGACAAGCTGGCGCTCTGCCGCGTTTGCTATTCCCTCCCACAGGGCGTCGGTAGGCCGGGTGTTCCATGCGACAACGGCTTCTGATTCTGTATCGCCAAACGGCCCTACGACGCCACAAACACACTCAACGCGGAATCGCGTGTCGCCAGAAAGAACTTTCCTCGTCTTAACTCGTTGAGGGTGATTGTAAGTTGCTTTGCACCACGGTAACGGGCATGGCTTCAACGGCTCACTCATGGGCGGCCTCCTTCGTATCAGACGCCAACTCAATGCTGTGGTCCGCTGGATTCCATTGGTAAATCTTTGTAGAGTCCAGTCCATAAGCCTTTAATGCCCAACCCCACCATCGTTGGCGATCCGCAGATAGAACGCGAAATTGTTCTACGACGTAGCGGTTCATTGCCTGAATATAAGCATCCAGTCCCATCTGACGCTCGGCGATCTCATCCATCGGTTGAGTAGTGGCTGGAGCAGGCCAGATTTTATCACCAAGTTTCTCATAGCCTTCACTGCCATTAGTTGTCATCAAATGCTCTCCGCCGTGCGGGGTGTAACTATCCTTCGCCTTATACTTTGTCATTTCGTTTCCTCCAGTTCC